TGCAAAAGTGTATGCTTTATGTCTGATACTTTAAAAACTTCTTTGTTTAAAAAGTCTTGACTGAAATAATACTCCAATTCTTTTTTAATATGCTGTATTGTGTTTCTATTTCTACATTTATTTAACAATTTTATTCCGTTTTGTGTGAATATCTCAGTCTCATCAGATGTTAACAACCTTATAATTTTTTGCATCTGAATGAATTTGTCTTTGTTAGCTTGCATTAACCTGGATTGATCTGCCAAAGAGCCACATAAGACAATGTTCAATGGATGAGAGTACAAACCTCCAAATAAAGATAAAGGCCTGTCATTGTAAACAGGCATTTTATAATATCTTCTAACCATTTCACTATAAACTCTCATGCAGTAAAATGCTTCTGAAAAAGTTGCACCCATAGTTATGAGTTCTACCACTTTTCCATAACCAGAAGACATGTCAACTGCATAACCTTGTAAGCTAGGTTTGAAAGACATGTTTGGGAAAAACTTTGGTACCAAAGGCAACAATCTATTGTTTATGTACAAAATTGAAAGAAGTTCAAAATAAACCAGGGATACTGCGCATTTCTTTTTTGACAACATATGGTTGCATAATTTCAAATAAATTTCATACATGAATATTATTTTCTTTACTATAGCCTGATTGTATTTGCTTTGTTCAATAAGAATATAACCACCACTGTCATCAGAGTGAGCATCCATAACCATGATAACTTTGGTTCCAATATTTGAAAAATGATCTGTTATTTTGTCTATAGCCCATAATTGATTGAAAGCATGAAAGAGTGAAGACAAGTAATTGAATATACCCATAACAAAACTATAAGGCAATTTGTATTTAGCCGTTTGTAAATCTGGTAATTCTGTGAAATATTTCAGATATTCTTTATATCTAAGATTGTTCTTAAACACTTTCCAGGCACCACTACTTACTATCACTTCTTTGCTAAAATACATTTTAGCAACTGCCAAAAAGAATTGTACAAAAGATTTAGGTAACAATCTTGATAGACCCATAACAAAATAAACATATTTCACAAATACAGCTTTTGGGCCCCATCGTTTGCAATCAAAACTTAGATTCACTTTTACATACTTTTCTTTCATAACTCCTCTCTGAAACAAAGTATTATGTATCATTCCAACTCTTTGATTTGAAGGTACTGAAATTATTTCATTTTCAGTACATTTGCACAGGTGTTTGAAAAATTGCTCTAAACATGTCTGGAAAATTTTAGTATAAAAATCCATCACAAAAATTTCACGATTTCCTTTCCATTGTGTTTTATCTACGATGTGAAAAATAAATTGGATTCTTCCTTTTTTATTGATTTTCTTATAAAATGTCAAATCAATATCGTGCAACATTTTCACTTTTTGTTGTATTGTTTCCTCCAAAGAGTCTATGTTTTGCAAAGTATTCAAAAGATTTTCATCTCTTAATAAATCTTTCAATATTTCTTCAGCAACAACTTCATGACTTTTTCTACCAAAGAATTTAGGTTTTGATTTTCTTGTTTTATAAGTTTGCCTCATTGCATTCAACTCCTCAACAGTGT